CACTTAGCTTCGCAAGTTTCAGCTTCACACTTAGCTTCTTCACATTTAGCTTCACAAGTTTCAGCTTCACACTTAGCTTCACACTTAGCTTCTTCACACTTAGCTTCTTCGCATTTAGCTTCTTCACACTTAGCTTCGCAAGTTTCAGCTTCACACTTAGCTTCTTCACACTTAGCTTCGCAAGTTTCAGCTTCACACTTAGCTTCTTCACATTTAGCTTCACAAGTTTCAGCTTCACACTTAGCTTCACACTTAGCTTCACAAGTTTCAGCTTCAAATTCTTCATTGTTTACATTTACTTCTTCTTCGAAATTTTTAACATCTGCCATAGGCATACCCTCCTTTCTTCTGAAAATCTCAAGTTCTTCTGAAGAACTTGATTCCTCAGAAGATATATTATTTAAAGAACTTTGTAAGTTCTCTAAAGCAAATTTTAATGCCTGAGTTCTCTTTTGGAAAACAGGTCTATTCATAAGTTCTGGAATCGTCATCTCTGCATCTGCGATTCCTGTTTCATACTTATCTCCTAAAATAGTAATACCGTTTAAAGTAAAATCTTTAATGATTTCTATACCATTTTCATCTATTTCAAAATCATTAACCGCTACTTCTACCGATACTTTTTTATTAGCTTTTTGCAACAATGACTTAACTTGTTGATAAGCATACTGAGTCCAAATAGCTCCACTAAAATACATCCAATATAAACCATCTAAACCCTGTTCTACTCTGATCCTATCAGTAGATCTAATCATACCAATAGGGGTTTCTCCAATATCATAACAATTATCAAAATAGAAATTTTCATTATCTTCATCGTATTCAAGTTCGCTTTCATGTGATCTAAAATCGTTTAAATCCTTACTAAAACTACCAAGAATTGGTTTATTATAGCAAGTAGGAATGGCGTTCTTTAAAGACTCTGGAGTAAAATGACTCATATTCCTATTTGGTTTTGCAGAGGAGATAGCTTTAAATTCAACTTCTAAAAACTCTTCATTAAGAAGTTCTTTGATTTTAATTGATTTATCATCAACTTCAAATCTTTGAATGGATTTCATATTATTCCCCTCCTTTCTTACTCTTTATTTTCCGAGACGTTTCCTCCCTGATTTCTTGATTTGTCTGTATTATCGTTATCGACATCTTTATCTGGAATGGTAGGTCTACCTACAGAATTAGAATTAATTTTTTCATCTTCCTTTTCTTGTTCTTTTTGTAAATCTACTTGTGTATTAGCACTTGCTGTCTTAATAGTTGAATCTGTTATAATATCAGCCTCCTCTTGTTTCTTATCCATAAGGAAATTAATATCGTATAAATCAACTAATTGTTGGCCTCCTTTAAAATCCTCGACTGTTAGATCATAATATCCAAGATATTTAGGTATTAATCCCTTAGCACCATTGAGAATCATTTCTTTAATTCCAACAACATCATCTCTCCAAGAGAAAATACCTCCATATATTTTAATTGTCCAGTCATAATTTAAATTGTAAGTTTTAAGAGTTTCGTTTAAGAAGCCTTCAAATTGTCTGCTTAAATAATCACAAGCAGCTTCTTTAATTTGTTCTGCAGCTTTTGTAGCAGCAATTGATGGTTTTTCATCAAGTGATAGCAACGCCGTTTGGCCAGAAGCTGCAATTAAATCTCTTGTTTTTGAATAAATAATATCCAGGGATTCTGGCTGATTACTTAATTCGTGAAGTTTAAAACCAGAGAATGGAGCAAAGAATGCTTCAATATTTGAAGAAATCATATCGTTCCAAAGTGAGGTATATCCCATGATCACATCAGTTGAAAGGGCGGTTTGATCTGCACCTGGTTTTAAATTTCCATCAGCTACAAGAGGTACTTCGGCTGTCATAACTGAAGATACTGCTTTTGATTCTAATTGGCCTGCTAACCATCTATAATTATCTAACGAAGCAAAATCAGGGAATAAACCAGCCATTTCTGGAAGGGCATTAGGATGAGCCCCATCTCTGAAAAAAGTCCAGCATAATCCTGGTGGAAGTTTTACCCAAAGAAAATATCTACTATCATCATTTTCAAGAGTCCAGCCTTTAGGTAGGTTAGCGTTAATATTAAGTTTTTTGCCACCATATTGATCTGGTACCATAAACCCTTCTTCTACCATCTTATTATAAGTATCTTTAAAGAATTGAGGATATAAATCAATATTATATCCAGGTTGGCAAAAGATAGCAAAATCAAAAGAAACTGTAAATTTCTGTATTGAACTAAATCCTGTAATTTTTACATGTTTAGGATCAAGTTTCTGGAGAATAAGGAAATCAGGATTTTTCTTATCAAAAGAAGTCCTAACAAGATAAGAACACTTACCTTCTATAGATACCTGATTTGCAATTGTTTTAAAAGTTTCATTAACTTTAAATTTCTTAAGCAGCTTATCTATAAAAATAGAATCTGCCTTCATTTTATTATCGTCCTGATTATCAATATATAAAGGAAGATAGGTGTAGTTAAAACGAGGAGTATCTCTATCTAACTTCACTAATGTTTGATATACATAATTAGTATAGTATAACCAAGCTGACATAGCTCTAAGAATATCTTCACTTTCTTCAGGCCTTCTAAGAGCAGCTGCAAGAGCTTCTTCATCAAAATATTCTGGAGTAAATGAAGAATTCTTAATTCTTCTATTCTGAATAAATGGATTGCTTTTTGACCAATTGCCATAAGCGCCCATTAATCCTTCCATTCCCATAGAAGCTCCGTATTGCTGGAAAAGTTGCCTCCATCTATTTCCTACATCAGAGAATTCAATTCTCTTTTCCTTTTCATTATTGATAACAGACTTATCCTTTGGCTTGGTCATAAGAACCTCCATTATCATTAACTAAATTATTTTTTAAATATTCTTCAAACTCATCTATTCTATTAAGTTTATCACGTAATTCTTCTTGGTTATTATCATTATATAACTGAACATTATATAATGTAGTTTTAGCAATACACCAATCACGAGCTACTTCTGATTCATATTCAAAATTATTTAGTTCACTAATTAAATATCCATCAGAGAATATTTTTTTTAATTTTTTCTTATAATTACCCCCATCAAATTTTCTAGGAGTAGCATAAACAATATTGTCTACAAGAAGAAAGTTAAAACCTACTGCTTGTAATTTTTCTAATTCTTTCATATGAAAGAAATTAGAAGTTAATATTTTATAAATCATTTCTTTTAAACCCTTTCAAAATCTAAAAAATAGAAAAACTAAAAATTTAATGCATAGTTGTCACTACAGCTGTAAGTTCTTCAGTGGCAGAAGGAGCTTCAAATGTGATTGATGCAACTTTATTAGAAGTGCCATATGTAAAAGTTTCATCAACCCAAACTCTCTTTCCTTGAGAATTTTCAGCCCAGTGATTTACTAAACTATGTCCTGAAGGAATGATAACTAAGCAAGTAGGATATGTACCTCCTGAAGGAATTGTAAGCTGATATTTGGTGGTAACTACTGTTCCACCTCCACCGCCACCACCTACTGCTTCTAATTGATTATTGGCATTTAATATAATAGTAGTACCATCATATTTAACGCTTAAAGTATTATTATTAAGATCGATAGCTGAACCAGCAGTTAAAATACTTTGTTTAGTAGCATCAATTATATCTTGAGCTGCTGATGTTCTATAATTAATTAAGTTATTTACAGTATTATCTATAAAGCCACTATCATTTGTAAGCTGTGATGTCTTATTTGGAATAGTTATTGCATAAAATTCCCAAGTATCAACGCCACCTACTACATTACCTTGTATAACTCCTATCATACCATTTATAATACAAGTAAATAAAATTCCCGACTGATTTGAAGCTCCTGCAAGTTCAAATATTGTATTTTCAAATTTAGCGATTACTTTCTTTGTAGTTGCTTGGGTTATAATATTACTAATTGTATCAGTAGTAGTGATAGTCTCAGGTCTTCCGGTAAAAGTAACTCTATATACTTCCTGTGGTACATCGCTAATTGTTATAAACCCACTATCGTTTGTAAGTTGCGAAGTTTTGGTAGGAATAGTGGTCCAATCATAGGTAGTTGTTCCACCAGAAGTAATATAATTTCTAATATAAAGTTTATAACTACCATCTTCTTGCTGATGATAATAAATAGCACCACCCTCAGCAGTTGAAGCTGACGGTAAAGAAGTTACTACTATTTTCTTTAAACTGAAGCGAATTACTGGCTGAGTTAATTCTTGGGTTGTGCCATCTATATAAGTGATAAGGTAATAAATATTATTACTATCATACCCTAAATGTTTTGTAGGGTCGGTTGGATCTATATCTCCTTTTGTAATATCAAGAGTGTAAGAGTGAATTCCTTTACCATGATTTACAGTAAAGTAAGAAGTACGCTCTTGACCTTCTCCATCAATATATTTATAGTTAACTTTAAGTTGCACATATTCGCCAAAAGGTCCTGCTATCTGTTCAGTTCCAGTGATAGTCCAGCCTGTTACTTTTATAAGAGCATTATACTGCCCTAAAGCCGCAAGGGCTAATCCTCTAGCTGCGGAATCTGCCATTAAATAACACCTACCTTTCTATTCAAATGTAATACCATATACTTTTAACTTAGTATCAATAGCAACAGTTGACTTTAATCTTACTCTGGTAGCTCCAGGGAATACAACCATATATATTCCCGTTCCTGTAATTGCTTGAGATGTTTCAAAAGTTGTCATATTAACAACTGATACAGTATAAAAATTATCTACGCCTTTATTTTTGTTTTCTAAATCTAATGACGCCTCTACTGCAAAATTGATTGAAGAAGGTGTTGCAGATACATCGTTTGATTCAACATGAAGCATCATAGCCCCAGCATTTGCGTAAAGTCCTAATTCATTTGACTTAACTGGAGTTGTTGTAGGAGCTTCTATTGAACCGTCAAAAAATACAAAATTTTGTAACATAAATATTTCTCCTTTCTTCTTTGAATAAATTATTTAATATACAAAAAATTAAAAATTAAAATAAAATAAAAAACAAAATAAAATAAAATAGTTAAACAATTTATTCAAAGAAGAATAAATTAACTATTTATCTTACTTATATTAGTTTGTTGGACCATATCTAGTTTGTCTATCTTCTGAAATTTCATTAAGTTGAAGAGTTTCCCCACTAATAACTGGCTGTACATGAATGTCTGTATACCAACTTCCAACAGGAGCAGGTGTGGTTCCGTCAGTTGAAATAAGACCAGTAAGAATACCTACCATATTTATGGTATTAGGTGGGGAATCAATAATATTAATTCCAGGGAGAGGTTTGGCGATACGGCCATCTGGATATACAATTTTTCTAGTAGACATTATTCTCTCTCCTTTTCTATTATCTTATAATAAAAATACCGCGAGCTACCGTTTCTACAATAACTGGCTGGTTTGGATTTGTGATAGTAACTATAATTTTATATTCATATTCTCCTAATTCTAAATACTTCGTATCATCAGGGGCAAAGTAAAAACAAGGTGTGCCTGTATCTGGGTCTATCCCAAGTTGTTTTTGTAAATTGGCAACATGAAATACAATAGATACACCATCGGTTAATATTTGTTCAAACTTTTTACCAGTAGTATCGATAAGGGTGAAACATGCTTTTAGAGTTTCTCCCCTATCTAATGTAATGAGAGAGATATTAGAAGTAAGAGCGTTATCTATAAACTCTACCATTTAGTTATACCTCCTCTAAATAAGTTTTTAAAGTAGAAGATATTCTTACATATCCTTGTTTTGTTTTAAGCCAAGAGTCTTCTGGAATACCTTTAATACTATCCCCTTTATTTAATTTACCAACTTTTTCTGTTGAAGTAGAGGGGCCTTTTCTAATGTTTACAGAGTTAGAAACAACTTTGTAGGTTTTTTCTTCTGTGATCTTATGCCCAACTATACCTTCAGCTATAGCTTTGCCGATTTTCTTAGCAGTAAGTTTTTTGTATAAATTAGCATCATCTTTATCATCCACAAAACATACCTCTACTAAAATAGCTGGAGCGTTTGTATGATTTAAAATATAAAGATTTTGACTAGTTTTAACTCCACGATTTTTAAATCCAAGAGCGTTAAGTTTTTCACATATACGATGAGCTGAAGTGCCTCTAATACCAGCTGTTGAGCAAACCCAAACTTCTGATCCAGTAGTATATCCATTTCCTTTTTTATCGCTAGCTCCTGAATTAAAGTGAATTGAAACATCTATATCAACATTATGAGCATTACATTTATTAGCAATCTTAATAAGATTATCTCTTTCATTTGCTCCATTATCAACTGTACAATCATACACGGTGTGACCATCCTGTTTTAAATATTTAATAATATATTTTGTAACTAATCTAGCTTCATCGGATTCATTAAGAATAGAAACAGCCCCACAAGCAATCTTACCAGAAGCGTTATGACCCGCATGAATATTAATTTTCATATTATTCATCCTCCTTTGGCTTTTCATATGAAAGAGCCTGCTCTGAGTCTCCTATTCCATCAGTAGTGTGATCTACTACAATACCAAGTACTGCTAAAAGTACAAATATAGTGTTAACTATATCAAGAAGCTGATATTGTAAATTTGTAAAATCAAAGCTAATTCCAAAAATAGCTCCAACCTGCTGAATAAGGAGAATAAAAGCTGGAATTAAAGCCAGCCAGAATGATTTGTTTTTAATTCTAACTTTCCAATTAATCATTTTAAGACCTCCTATTTTTAAAGAAATTTATAATTTTTGATAAAATTTTTGATTTAGCGGCAAAGCAAGTGGGTTGTTGAAGAGCGGGATCTATATCATTTGGTTCATCTATAATAGCCCATGCTTCTAAAATACTATATGAATATGGAAGAATAAATCTACCATTATCCCCAAATTCTTCTCCCCATGAATTTTGGATAAGCCAGCCATTTTCATTCCATCCAATAATTGTTATAGCATGTCCTCCATATGAACGACCATTAAATGAAATAATATTATCAGGAGAAAGAGTGTAATCACGCCACATTATACCACCAAGTACAGGGCCGTATGTCATAAGAGCATATTTAATATCCTCTGGTGTAGTACACCTATAATAAGAATTAATCTTAAAATTTGCGGCACGATTAAGCACTTCTGAGTCGTTAAGTATTCTCTGTGCAATTTGAGTGGCGCCAGGCACTTCTGTATTTGTTGGGCAATCATTATAAAGCGCATCTCCATATAATCTCATGATTTCACATGCGTTTCTAGGATACATTCCAGGGCCATTTTCTCCCATTACAGGTGATTCAGCTCCATATATAAAATCTGTAGAAAGATCGATATTAGGCGCGTGATATTCCAGAATAGTAGAAGCTACATGTGCACAACAGCTATTTACTGATCCCTGGTTTTTTACTTTTGGAAGATGTGGGATTATATAAGTGTCTGGATATGTAATATTTAATGGTGCTGACATCTTGAAATCTCTAATGTCTATTGGTGAAGAATAAAAACCTAATCCATTATTATTCATTATTATCATCTCCTTTTAGAGTTTTTTTATTTAATTGTATAGAAATCATTTTTGATCGAAAAGCCTCATATTCATCCATTGTATAATTCATATGTTTGAGGGCTCTACGTAATTCTAATGATTCTAATTGATGTTCTTCTAAAATATGAATTATCGCTCCAACTAGTTCTTTATTTGCCTGGATAATCTTCATAACATGCACATCATTTTCAATTTGCATTTGCTGACATTCTTCAAAAGCTTTTGATCTTTTGGATATTAAATTGTCAATTTTTTTGCCTCTATTATCACCACGTATTTTCATTGCTGTTATCACAACAGCAGATACAAAACTTATTGCAGTGCAAATAATTTCAACCATAAAATCGCCTCCTTTTTAAATTGTAATAGAGGTTATTTCTATCCTTTTATGATTGCTTTTCTTCCTTATATATTATTCTTTTTTTTCTACTGATCCAATTGGGTAATAACGAGTTGTGTTGTTTCCTTCATTTAATTTGTTTGCGTTTGCCTTTTTATGCTTCTTAGTATATTCTACTGCCTTCTTGAAGTTTATAACTCCATATCCTTCTGACTTTGTTTTTCTTTTGTTAGTTCCTGCATATTTTAACGCCTTCATGAAATCATCATGGTCCATATTTGGATCTATCTGCTTGCAGATTGCTGCAAGGGATGAGATGATTGGTGCTGAGAATGAAGTACCATTAACATATACATACTTTCCTTTATTGTTCATAACGTAAACTTCTTCTCCAACAGCTAAACAGTCTACACCGTTTATGTTTGAGAAATATGAAACATCTCCGTTTACATCACATGAACCAACACTAATAACACCATCAAGATTTGCTGGGTAGTTAAGAGTAGCATCTCCATCATTACCGGCAGAAGCAACTACTATGATATCGTTAGCTAATGCATTATTGATAGCGGAAGCTTCTATTTCACTATATGAAGAACTTCCAAGTGATAAGTTGATAACATCACAACCATCAGCTACAGCCTGGTTGATTGCTTTTGCTATAGTTTCAGAACTGCATCCTGAGCCTGTGCCATCAAATACTTTGTATTCGTAAACAAGGGCGGATGGAACTAAACCGGCAATGCCGAGTGTATTGTTCTGTTTTGATTTAATGATTGAGAGTGTGGAAGAACCATGGTTAACTCCGTCTTTATAGGTGTTTTCAACTGTGTAGTTATATCCTTTTAATATAGAGTTGTATTCTAAATCCTTTGAAGCGCTATAGTATCCTGAGTCTATAATTCCTACTTTTACACCTTTTCCTTTATATTTTGTAATTACAGAAGTAGCGTGATGTACTTTTATATAATCCTGTAATGAATAGTATCTGTCATTAAGTGAAGCATTCGGGTCTGCGGGTTCTTCTGTGTCAGATGTGCATGATACGAGTGTGAGTAAGAGTACAAGGCTCAGGAGGATTAAGAGTATCTTTTTCATAATGTCCTCCTGTTATTTAGAATTTGTAGTTTTTAATAAATCCTCCCTGGCGGGTTGAGCGGAAAGGATTTCCGGTGCCCTGTGAGAAACCGTGTTGTGTGCGGTTGGTGGTTTTTGGGGAGGTGGAATAGATGCGGGAGAGGTCGGAGGTTGGTTGTTCAACCTCAAGGTTTTCCTGTGCGCGAAGGAGGGAGAGTTGGTAACAGATGAAGGAAATGGTGTCACTTTTATCGTCATGAACATTTCTTGCTTTTGCTTCATCTGATTGTGTAATTTTGATTCCGCCGGAGTCGTTCTTTACTTTTACTAAGGAAACTAATTCTTCCTTAGCCACATCAAAGTTAAGAAGAACTTCGAGATCATCAATGTTTGCTCTTTCGCGTCTAATGTATCTATCTCCATTAGCATCTTCTTCTTCAAACTCAATTTCTCCTCTTGAGTTTGAGCTTTCAGGGAAAATAACTAATCCCTGGTTTATCATAGATTCAGTAGCCTCATAGTAAGCTACTTTATCTCTTTTAAAGTTTACCAGTGTTAACTTGTCGATTGCGTTTGGGAAATCGTTTTTAAGTAACTTCTGATAAGGGTCTTGAAGGTCAATGAGACCTCTGTATGTGATGCCGTTGTATTCCCAGTCTTTGGTAAGGAATGAGGCGAGCGTATATCCACCGCCCCCTGCACCGGCATCGATGAAAATTCTTGATATGTTCTCATAATCATCCCCCGCGCCGTTGAAGGTTGTGATTATTTTCTTAATCTCTTCAATCTGCTCAGGAGCTTGAGCTACCATCTTTTCACCAGATGGGAGTCTGGTGTAAAGATCCTTCATATATACAAGCTTAGCTGATAAGCCCTTCTTAGGATCTCTAAACAACTTCGCCACAGTAACTACTGACCTATCGACCTTCTGTGAAGGGTCATATGCCACTATATAACCGCAAGAATCTGGGTCGTGGAAGAATTCTGGGTAGAAGGGTGTGGAGTTGTTGCGGATGGTTGAGCGTTTGAGTAATGAGTTCATATCTTGTGCTTCGTCAAAAACGTTGCCGTCATTTATGTTTACATAAGGTCGTTAATCTTATGCCATGGGGCTGCATGTTACCATGCAGATCAGACTATATCTTCAACCTAATGGTTGCCCCCTGCTTCCACTCACTTGAGTGTACTCCATAATGGATAGTCGTTGAACCTTCCCCGAAGGGCTTGGCTGCTGATTGTCCCAGAGGGAGTTCCCAGCAATTCAAGGGGTTTTACGTGAGCTAGGTGTCAACTCACGGTTAGCTTTGTACGGATTCGTAGCGAAGGCGTTGTCAATTGTTTCCTGTGAGAGTTGTGGTGGTGTGGGCTCACCCTTAGTACGGGGAGCGATCGGGAAGTGGTAATCTATCGAAACTGCGAAATAATTTTGATCACCCAATAACATTTTTTCCCAACAGTAACAAAAATCTTTATATAATTCTGAATCCACACCTTCTGCTGATGAAATTGATATTATCTGATTTGGGAATTGATGCGGTAATAATTGTTGGTCCAAATTAGCTGAAACCATATAGTCAGCAGAAACTGCTGTAAATGGTTTAGTAAGCGCAAATACTTGCGCTGGCACTTTACCAGCTTCATCGTATACAACTAAATTTGAACGAATACCTACAATATTTTCTGGCACGCTTATTAATGATTCAATTGTTGAACCATTATATAATGTAACCTTCGAACCTGATTTAGCATGTGAAAAAGGTGAGACACCTTTACCCTGTGTAACACAGTTTTCTAAAAATGTTGAAGTTGTATCAAGAACTGAAGCTATATTCCCAGTTGCGATATCTTCCATCTTTTTAAATGTTTCAGAACTCTGTCCTCCTGTAGGAGCAATTATATGAATCTTTGAACCCGGAAACAATAAAGCTCTACTCATCATATAAGGAGATATAAGGAATGATTTACCAAACGCACGGCTTGCAACAATTGTTGATTGTTTAGTTGGCCATGCCATTTGAAAACAATACCTTTGCGCATCATTTAGGGTCACACCAATAAAATTTTCCACAAAAGCATCGGGATTCTGTCTTCCCCATTGTAGTATTTTAGAATATTCAGTATATATTTCTAATTTACGCTGGGTAATTTCTTCTTGTGTCTGGAATATAGGATTGATTAATATCATATGATATCACCTTCCTTTACTCCATTCTCAATAGCTTTTTGAACAAGATCATTCTGTTTGATTGTGTAACGCAGTTTTCTATTCTGCTCTTCTAGATCTAAAAGTTCTCTACGAACTTTAGTGAGCTCCGATAATTGTTTAGCTATTAAATCAGTCTGTTGTGTTTCAGTCATGGTTATCTGATTAATTATGGCTTCTGTGCTAATATCGGCTACTTGTCTGATAGAAGCAGATGTTTTAATATCATAAAGGTTAGTAAGAGCATTTTCAAATTTCTCTGTATTCATCGCAGAAAGAATGCCAGTAAAAGTATTAGCTCCCTTAGCTTTGTTTTCAGCGTAACGCTGAGCAAACCCAGAGTCACGAGAGAAATTGGTAATTGTTGTAAGTGATTTAGATTTTAGATCTGAAAGCTCTTTAAGCTCTTTAGTGGAAGCTCCTTGAGTTTCAGCTTCTGCAATCTTTACATCTAGCTCCTTCATCTTCTGGAACTCGAGGACTATTCTAAGGGCGGATTGCGCTTTAACATAATCTGCCTGTGAATCTGCATCTGAAAGAAGATTGAGCAAGTCTTTACAAAGTATCTTCTGATTATTCTCATTTTCAAATGGATAATAAGAAAAGATACGATATACTTGACGATAATTTCTCGCATCCTCCGGGCCCCAGTCTGGAGGGGCCATTCCCTCTGTGTCAATCGGAGTGTAGTAAATCTGACGAAGGCGTTCTTCGAGAGTTGTCTCCGTTGTTGGAGGGGTGGATTGGACGGACTCTTTGTAAAGAATAGGTGAGTCCGAGAATGGTAGCTGTGGAATAGCTGAGAAGTACTCATCCAGAAATGGTGTCTTGTGGTTTGTGTTGTTGTACTTTTTGTATACAGTTGACGCTATTTCTGGATCGTAATAAACATTTAACTCAGCACATAAACGATAAAGAGCTAGTAAGAAGTCGTTATCGTACAGCTGAAATAGAAGTGCTGTGGCACACTCTTTGCAGATCGGCATGTGAGATTGAGTGTGTGAAAAGGAAGGATAGAAGGACTCAGTGTCCTTAGTGATTCCACAGCACGAACAGATGTGCTTGTTATAGATAGGTATCACACGCCCCTCGCGCTGCGCGAAGGATGCGGGTGGTGGTGGTGTTGATGGATCGTAACCAAATGCTGTAGCGAACTCTGTGTAAGCCTGTGTGAGTGAGTCCCTATAGGCAATTTCTGACTTTATTGCTGATGTGACCTCAGAGAGTTCAACAGAGAGTGAGGTTAGATCCGGTACCTTTGAATTGGGAACCTGAAGTTCCGCAAGTTTCTTTTTTAATGAGAGAATCTGAGACTGTGTTGATTCTGCAAGGAAGACTGCTTCCTGGATTACAGGTTCAACGAGAGAGTCGTGTAGAGTCTCTTGTGTGGCTTCTGCGATTAGGGAAGCCGCATTCTTCTTTTTAGCCATCGAGTTTGGCCTCCTTTATTCTGTATTTTTTTTCCGGGTCTGAATAGTAGACCGGGAAGGTTGGTGTTATTGAGGGATCTGTCCAGTTGGATAGAACCTCAAAGAACTTTATCTCATTCTTTCCAAGGAATGGTGGGAGTGGGATTTCAGCTCCTGTTTCAGCAAGACATTGAGCCTGCATCTTCTGAAGATAATCTGCATGCTCGTGAAGAATAGGTGCTAATCCATCTCTCCATGATTTGGATATATGATCTCTAATCCGGTATATCCTGTGTTCCCATGGCAGGGATTTGAAGTTCCGGTTGGAGAATGTGCATTCCTGGAGGATAGTGAGTGAAAGTTTGTTAGATGTGTCCCATGACTCAAACCCTGGAGGGGGTGTGAAAGAGGGACGGGATGTTGCTTTGCGAAGTGCGTCCCTGTAACGGGCGAGTTCGCGTGGTGTGAAGGTTTTGAGATATTCAGTGTCAGCAAGTGCTTGAATCTTGAATATCTGTTCTTCTGTAAGTTCAAGAAATTCAAGGGGATCCGGAATTCCTGAGCGTAGACGGAATATCTGTGCCTCAGATGTGTAGACGAGGTGAGGCTGTGCGTAGTAGTCCACGGCGGGGAGTGTGGTGGATGGTTCCTTGAATTTACGGGTAAAGTCCATGTAAGGGACTCCTTCTTTGTAGTCAGAATATGTCTGGTTTTTCTTGAGGGCGAGTTTGCCCGTGATGGAGCCAGAGAGTGGGTGTGGTTTTTTAGACTGACCTCCTACATTGGCGAAACCGAGATTTACTGACTTGTTCTCAGCAACTACTGCTGACAGACAACTACTAAGTGAGTTTAAGATGTAGTTGATGTCCTGTTTGGTGAGAGTGGAGTCGGGGTGTTTGGAGAGAAGGTCTTTGTACAGCATGGTAACAAAAACATTCCTGGAAACGGTTGCCGACTCTGCGAGGTTTGTGGCCTTGCGTTCTGTGTTGATGGGTAGGTTGTCAATAGTGTTGACAAGGTTTTGGTAAATGGTGTTGATGTCCATTAGCTGTGAAGCTTAGCTTGCTAAGCGAGCCTAGCTGTGACCTCCTTTCTGTTGGATTTTTAGAATGGGGCGTTCCGCATTAGCCCCTGTTGCGTAGCTCAGCTCGGCTGAGTGAGCTTTCGTTGTTGCGTAACCCAATTTGTTGGGTGATTTTTTTAATTTGTTTAAGTAGGTACCAAAAGGCGGAGCCGCCTTAAGCATACATACAAATAAACTTTGGTAAGTTTTTTAGAATGGGGCGTTCCGCATTAGCCCCTGTTGCGGGTTTCGTTATATTAGAAGACACTTTCGTCTAACCCTTGAGAAAGTGAGAAAGAGGGACTCCTGTTCCACATGTTGGAGTGTGAGTGGTGTGCGTTATTGAGCGTGGGTGAGGTTGTGCGTGTTTCCCGAACACGGTGGCCTCCCGTGAGGGAGGGCTTAGTTTGTTTTCTGATCATGAACAAAACGTCTCTTTTGAAGGGAGAGAGGTGAGAACCCAAACTTGGGGGCTCTGTGAAAGTGTGAGAGCCCACTTAACTTAGGTTAAGATTCGCAAGAATAGGTAAATATATATACCTATACTCATATTAAACATTGTCACAAAATAGGTTTTCGAAACCCTTGTCGCTCAAGGGTTTTGAGAGTTAGTTTTTTTAGATTTCTGGCAGCTCTGCACAAAATGGGGTGAAAAGTTTTTATTGGTTTTAGATGGAAAGAAATAGTAAATAAATATGGGGGTAAGATGGAGGTGAGATGAGGGTGATTTTTGAAAAAAATTTTTTGAAAAATTTTTTATTTTTTTTTTTTTTGAAAATTGAAAAGTTTTTTCGGTTGTCAGTTGTTATCACATATAAAAAAAATTAAAGTCAAAATATATTATAGAAATGTAAATTAGACTTTATATATGAGCTTAACAGAAATAGAAAATGAATTTAAAAGTAGGAAAATAAAATGTTAAGAAAAGTAGTAAGAGTAAAAGGCATTGAAAATTGCAAAATGATGGCAAAAGAAGCTAGAAAAAGAGAGTATAAGTTTGTAGTAAGCAGACTTAATACAACTGTACTTGATTATAATGATATAAATAAGTACATGCCTGAGAAATTAGCTAATGGACAGAAGATAATTGGTTGCGTAAGCGACCGCGAAATGCTATTCTGGATGGAATAGTAAAAATATAATGATAAATATTGAGACTTAAGGAGTTTCAATATGACATCAAGATATAAAACAGAGTGGGGTATGAAAAAATAACTCCACTTTGTTTTATGAAAAATTGGTTATTTTTAGAGCTTAATGAAATAAGTAAGTGTTAGAAAAGGAGAAAAAAGATGATAAGATATTTTACAGACGAGGAAATAAAACAGTTGTATGCTGAAGGGGTTATCCTCACAGAAGAAGAAGTAAAAGCCA